GCTGGACCTTAACCGCCTTGACAAATGTATCCTTACCAGTTAATGCCGCCAGCAGTTGCGCCGTCCAGGTGACGGCCTGGGATAACAAATTGATAAACTGTGCCAGGGCCGGAGCTGCGTATTCCACCAACGGGGAAAAGGCTGTGCCAAAAGAGTTTTTAAGCTGGGTCATACTGGACATCAGCATGGATAACGCTTTATTGGTATCATCTGAATACTGGGACAGATTATCCATGCCTTCCTTAAGGCCGCCTGTTACTGCTGATATTGCACGGAATACGGTACTAAACAGGATAGAGGTTGCAAGCATACGACCTATTCCCATCCTTGCGCCTCTGGATGATTTTTCGGTATTTTTCAAACCCGTATTTAACTTTTTAGTTTCTTTTCCTGCTTTTTTAGTTCCGGTTGTATATTTGGTCAATGCGGCATTTAGTTTTTTTATCGTTGCAGTAACAGTATCATACTCTTTATATCCTGGTCCAAGTCCTGCCTTTTCTAAATCCTTTTGACGTAAGGTGAGCCTTTCGATTTCTTCCCTAAGTTTTACCACAAGCGGATTGGATATCTTTGCATTTTGTCCGATTTCTGCAAGCCTTGCAGATTCCACAGCCGCAGCCGCCTCTTTTTGTTTTGCTTCTTCAAGCTTCTGATTTAATTTTGCTTGCTGTTCGGCTTGTTTTCTAGCTGATTCTGCTTCCTTTTCTCGCTGCACATCGGTTTTAAACAGTTCGTTTTTATAATCCACTAACGCCTGTTCAGCACGTTTTAACGCTAGGGCTGTCTGGTCATATTCTATATCACCAAATGTCCTGCCCTGTTTACTTAGTGTATCAAGCTGAGCCTTTAAAGTATTAATCTGCCCTTGCATACTTTCGGCAGATATATCCACAGGTATTTCAACCGGTTTAACAAGCTGGCTTTTATAAGCCTTCAATTCTTCATTTGCCTTTTGAAACGCTTGATAAGTCGAATCAAATGTTGCATCCCCAAATGTCTTACCCTGTTTTCCAAGGTCATCCAACTGTGATTTTAATGCGTTGATTTTTCCCTGCATCGAATCAATGTCTACCGGGATTTGTACTGGTTTAACCAACTGGTTTTTGTAATCTTTTAATTCCTGGTTGGCTTTTTGAAATGCTTTATATGTAGAATCAAAAGTTTCATCTCCAAATGTTTTCCCGCGGTCTTTAAGCCGTTGCAAATCAAATGCCAGTTTATCAATCTGTCCTTCAAGGGTCGATATATCCAATGGGAGCGCATTGGGTGTAGGGCTTATTAATTCTTTTTTATAATCTTTAAGAGCTTGTTGTACTTTCTGCAACTTTAAATATATATTGTCATATTCTTCATCGCCAAAGTATAGGCCCTTGCCTTCCAAATCTTTGAGATTTTTTTTTAAGGTTTCAATTTCTCTTCGGAATTCGTTGTTTGATTTAGTTGCTGCTTCCATGTTGGAAACATAATTATCAACATAATCTTGAACACTTTTATCATACGAACCAATTGCATCCGCAGACTTTCTAAGAGTGTTTTCTATATCTTTGGCTCCAATTTCAACACCATCAGTATTGAATTTTGTATCAATAATCACGCTTCCGTCTGCTGCCAAAAATATCACCTCACTTTAGCAACTCTGCAAAATAATCAAATTCTTCTTTAGATTTGTCAGTGGATTTTTCAAGTTCACATAGCTTTTTATTGTTCTGTAAAAACTCCTGCTCCCACTTTTCTAAGCGCTTCCCTTTTGACAGTTTTTGCCGGATAGAAAGGACCTGAGAAAACAATCCGTCCCCAATTTCCATGAACCATCCGTAGAAAGTCCACCAATGGATTATCTGGAATCCGCGTGTTTCAAACCCTGCAATCCTGTTAACCGCCGGGAAAATAATTCCTGCGTCCTGTTCCCAGTCAATTACACGCGGTAATGGAATATCTTCATGAACCACACCACAGTCGATAAACCATAATGCTTTTTCTGCCGCTTCTGTTAAATCCTGCGGAGGCGGAATAACGGGCCAGTAAAGAATTTCAAGCATTGCTTGTGTTTTCTCTGGGTCAGATAATTCTTCATCTGCAAAGGCTGATAAAATATCTAATATTGCCCGGAAGTCCTCACGAATTTCATAATTTACCCCATTAACAGAGAGAGAATATGGGAGGGACCACGCTGCACTCATTTAACAGGAAATGGGTATTTTCCTGGACCGGCATTATACTGTTGTGTATATTTCCCGGCCTTGCTTTCCATTTCCGTAAAATTTTTACCAGTTTCCTGCTCTATGATTTTTTTAACACTTTCGAGTATTACCAGCGCCCAGGGGTCGCCGGTTTCCATTGGTGTGAATGGGCTGGCGATTTTGAAGAAGCCAGAAGTGTCCGCATTAAATAGATAATCAAATTTATCCTGAAGAGACTTGGCATATTTATTGATTATCTCTAATGACAGTTCATCTTCCTTTTTGCTATCAAGAGTCTCTTTTAATTCCATCCACATATCCTCGAATGCTTTATACACATTCTGCTGCCGCTCAAATATGTCAAGGTCGGTCGGAACAAACTTTAAAGTTGCCAGCACATCACCATGCTGGTCCGTGAAATCGTAGTATTTAACCGGGCTTTCAATACTTACCGGAATGTTAGACATGATTTAATCTCCTTATTCAGACAATGAAGCAGGGCTTGCTCCATCAGCTGTAAAAGCCATTGTTGTAGGGTCTACAGCGCCAAGAGTCCTATCGCCTACATAATGCACCGTATGAGCTGCGGAAACGCCTTTCAGTCCTCCTGCAAAGTCTCCCAACTCAACAACACCCTCCTGCACCCATGCACGCATCTTTCCCGTGCTGTCGGTTTTGTATCGCTTTACACAAAGATATTTCAGCCGCAAATCTGACAGAGTTGCCCTTTCTTCCATGAGCGTATCTATCTTTTGCGCATATTTACTTTCGCCTGATACATTGGTCGGGTCCACTGTCATGCTTTCCGCATATCCGGTGATATCATAGTTATTATTTCCAAGCACATCCTGGCTTTCTTCCGTCTCTGGATTCATCGAAATCGGCATATCCTCAACGCCTTTTCCAATAATTTCAAGTTTATCTTTTGCGATATTTGTGGTGCTTCCATCAGTTATCCAAAAGACCATAAAGTCTTTTCTTTTTGCCTCTCCATCGGCATAAGTCCACGTTGCCACTGTTTTTCTCCTTTCAAATAAAAATAGAGCCATCACACAAGGCTCTGCGTCTTAGCGTCTGGCTCTACCATCTTTCAAAATCATATGTATATTCTATAGATACTGGAAGTATCCAGTCCTGCACGCCACTTTCCTGCGGTTCCAGTCCGTATGAGTTATCACGGGTAACTTTGGTTATCTTTCTTCCCTGAGATAATGTGGGATAATTTGATAATCGTTGCTCACTCCCATCAATCACAACCGGCTCGCGACATAGCCACTTCCCGAACGTATCAAGAAATTCCTGTATGCTCATCTTCTGCCGCTCTTTTGTGGAGGATGTACGGTATATAATATAGAAGGGATACTGGCAGGTCTGTCGCACTCCGCCCAGTACATCCTCAGTCTCAGAAAAGATTAAGGCTCCATTATCTGCCGAAAATGCAATCCCACTATCCTCACCCAATTCTTCAAATTTAACAGTTTCATTTTCATACAAGCCAGGGAATTGATTGAGCAAAGCCTTTACAGCGATTGTCAGCACATCATATCCGCTTGCGTCTTTTCCTATTGGTTTTCGTTCATCACCCACGCTTTCCACCTCCAGCCGTTTTCTTGGCTTGCTTTATCCATGATTTACCGTCTGCTTGTTTGGCTGCATCAAACCATTTAGCCTGTGCCTTAGGATGCGCTGTTTTGGTATACTGTAAATCCTCTTTTGCTTTGGTTTTTCCTCCATATTGGCTTACCAATACCTTTTTAGTACCCTTTGTAGCCCAGGTACTACCAGTAACAGCGCTAACCATAGTTTTACCCCGGTATAAAAAAAGACCAGCAGGGCCATATGCGGCATATACTTTTCCGCT